GCCGGAGTTTGCAATGGAGCATAACACGTAAGATAAACTCTAGCGACGTTAACTGGGGTTCCAATTAAATTGAAATGAGTCTGAGGAGAAATAAAAGGAACTTTGAGTGTGCATGACGTGTCGCAGTTAAGGTCTAATTCGACACGCGGATGTTGCGTCTTCTGTCTCAAATCAAAGTTCCAAAACTTGGTTGGTGCATTGGGCTCACCACCATTGGGGATATATCGAAGCATATATCGACCCTGTTGGAACTTATTGGCATTGACCTGGGCCTTAACGTACAATGTACCACGAAAGCCCAAGTAACCAGCCAATTTTTGTTGATAAAGGGAAGTAGCCACCAATGCTTCAGGAAAATCTTCGGACCAAAGGTCCAAATTTCCGGTATTGGCAGTGGATAAATTACCAGAATATACAATCTGGGGTTTCGCCAAAAATGCTCTGATGTCCTGAACAGCGCCAGAGGAGGCCGAAGCCACCAGGGCACTATCTAAGGATATCATTCGCATTGATTGCGACTCGACAACGCCTGAGTCCTCGAAGAACGCAGTGGTACCACTTTGAGTGGCACCAGTGTTGTCGGCTTGCTCGGTACGGGTTTCATTAGTTTGATTTGTGTTTTCTTGTGTGCTCGCAGGTGAGAACTTAAGCTCAAACGCCACCCAGCGTATAGAACCGCACTCGTCTTGGAGATTTTGTGTCCATGTAGGGCATCTCCGGCTAAATAGCCAACCTGTCAGGATGGTAGCACCGCAATCGGATTCTTTGAGACGAGAAAATTCGACTCCGCATTCGAGATCACACCATCCCCAAGACGCGCACCGTCACCACCAAGCGTCTTCCAACTTGGAGGCGCGCATGATACATCCCGACCATGTAGCAAAGATAGGAACGTGCTTCAATTCCTTCTTGCTGGCTTCCAAAATGGTCGGGGCCCACTTGTTGAAAACTTCCTCACCATGCAGAGAAAGCTCAATTAGACTGGTGTCGACGTTGTCCTTGGTGATTTGGATCCAGTCCAAACCTTTCTTCGTCCAGCAGGGCAGCTCTAGGACGACATCCAAATCAAGGGGTGCCACATGTCGATCCAGCAATGGTTCGTATCTGAACCCTCTTTTGAGGAAGGTTACTTCTTGAATAGTCT